CCCCCGCAACAAGAGCTTGTGGCTATGGCACAACGTAGTCCTAGCCTTCTTAAAGTTCTGCCAATTGTTTTAAACGAAAAAGCCGATACGGCTCAACGGGCTGCAAATATGGCTGCACTGGCCCAAGGCACTCCTCCGTCGGTTACTGAGCAAAACATGGCAATTAATGCCCAAGCAGAAGCTCAACCCATGATGGCTGCTGCACAACCTATGATGCTTCCGGAAAATGTGGGAGTAGCGGCACTTCCTATCCCTGAAGGTAGCTATGCAGGTGGTGGCATCGTGGCTTTTGATGATGGTGGTGAGGTGCCTCGCTATCAAAATCAAGGTTTAGTTGATTTAGTACGTGCGCAACAAGGAGGAGATCCGTATTCACAATATAGTTTTGTACAAACTAGACCTCAAACATTTGAAGATTTTTTACAAATGACAACTGCTGCTAGAGCTGCTGTTCCTCCTTCACCAGAAGCTGCTGCAATTAGAAAATATTTAGAAGATACAAAACGTAAAGCATCCGATGTGCGAACCGATGCATATCTTCGTGCTGTAGAAGCTGGGCTTGGAATTATGGGAGGAACCTCTCCGTATGCGTTCACTAATATCGGTCAAGGGTCTCAAGCCGCTATTAAAGGTTTTGCTGAAGATGTAAAAGAACGTAGAAAACAATCTTTAGCTGACATGCAGCTTAAATTACAACTTGACCAAGCTGAACGTAATGAGAAACTAGCAGCAATTACGGCGGCTGAAAGTGCATTTGGTAGGCAACAAGATATTACTTCTAGAGAAGAAATTGCAAGGCGTGATATTGCGTCTAGGGAAGACATTGGAAAACTAGACCGTGAAAATCGTATGGCAATTGCCATGATTCCTGATAGAGCTATACAAGTAGCAGCGCAACTACGCAAAGATAATCCTACTATGTCTTATCTTGAATCAATTAGTCAGGCTTCGCAAGCACTTACTCCGCGTGATACATACAACGCTACTCGGAACGCGGTGTCGGCTGCGGCTAAAGATGCCAATGCCGAGTTTACTACTCGGGCTGCATTTGATCCTAAACTACAAGAAGATATAAGGAAAGCTGCTGCAGGTGATCAAGCCGCTGCGGATAGAATTAAAGCTATCCGAGATAAGATTCAACAAGATGTATTTAAACTGTATCAAGTGCAGGGGGTAGATTTAAGTAGTGGTAGGATGGGTGCACCTAACGCAAATGATCCGGTTGGTATTCGTTAATGAACATTCAAGAAATACGAAAAAAATACCCCCAATACAATGACTTATCAGATCAAGAACTAGCAGCAGGACTCCACAAAAAGTTTTACTCTGATTTGCCGTTTGGGGAGTTTGCAAGGCGTATCGGTTTGCAAGCTGAGGTCCCTGCTGCGCCGACTGCACCAGCACTTACTCCTGCTCAACGAGTTGCTGCGGTAGAGACACCAACTCCTGTATCGCCGGAGGAAATTACTGCAACCCAACCAAGCTCTGTAGTGCCAGCAGATGAGGGGCTTTTTGCTAGGAACTATCGCTACGCTAAAGACGCGTTGTTATCAGGGTTTGAAAGTTTTCGTAGCAACGTAAAAGGCGAGGCTTTTGCTATTTCTCGTGGGGCAATGTTACGAGATGAAGAAGAGTATGGTGGCCCTGGTGTTCCATTAGCTCCACCAGATGTAAAAAAACGTTACGAGCGTAACAAAGCAGAGGCTGGTGAATACGCACAAGATATTGCTAAATTCCAAAAAGAAGCCAAAGAACGACAAATTAGAAGTCCTCTACGTCCAGAAACAGCGCGCTTAAAAGCCGCGATGGGCGACGATGTTGCATTTTTAGAATCGGCAAAAGAAGCGGGTGCTGCGCTTATGTCTAATCCCGTTGGCGTTATTGCTGATTTAGGTGCTGAATCTGTTCCAGCTATGGCCTATATGGTGTCAACCTCTCTTTTGGCAAGACTGGGGCTTTTAAGCCCAACTGCCGGTGCGGTTGGAGGTGGTGTTGGTTCAGCCATATCTCAGTTTGGTAATGAGTATGTTGATCGCTTACAAAAAGGTGAAAGCCACGACGAGGCTTGGAAAAATGCCGCGATTCGCTCTGGTGTCATCGGCACTTTTGACGCCATATCTTTAAAAACAGCAGGCACAGCCGCAGGGAAAATTGTTGAGGCGCTAAAAACAAATAAGCCCGTCACCGTCGCCGCTAAAGAATTTACTAAAGAGATGGGTAAGCAGGCAGGTTTAGGTGGTGCCGGTGAAGCTGCTGGCTCTTTAGCTATTGGAGAAGTGCCCAACCCCGCAGCGGTCATAGCCGAGGCTGCTGGTGAATTAGTAACCGGACCGTTTGAGGCGGTAGGCACATATAAAAGAGTTAAGCAAACAGAAGAAGAACGACTTATCGCCGGACTTGATGCCCTTTCGGCAAGTGAAGCTGCGGCTGAATCTAGAGCAGCTGCCCCCGAAGTTAGGACAGCGTTTGCCACCGGCTTTAAGCAGATGTATGGGCGTGATGCTACTGATGAAGAACTCGACCAAATGGTGGAGACCTATGAACAACGAAAAATGGCAGCAGGAGTTGTTGGCCCGAATGTCACCGGACGAATTGAGCCTAGCTTTCAAGCACCTGGTGAGGCAGTTACCGAAGAAGGAGTTGCCGCTACCCCTACAGAGCCTGGAGCCGCAGGAGTGGCTGTTCCTGGGGTGCCTACTGACGTCGCTGGAGTTGGAGCAGCGCCACAGCCAAGTCCATTAAGCTCAACGTTTTCAATTACCCCGACGTCTTCGGCCCAAGAAAAAGCCTCTGTAAGACATTATCAAGATCTGCAAAGACAGCCAAATAACCCAGTTACCCAATCTTTAACAGCTCTTGATACGTCAATACAGAAAGCCAAAGATGCTTATGCTGATATTGCCGCACAACTAAACATCCCATCCAGCGAAGATATGATTGGGTTAGGGGTTCAGTTACCTGCACCGATTGGCGCTTTGTTTAACTATCCATCTGCTGCCGGTTCAGCAGCCCGCCTTGTGAACGCATCTAAAGATGTAGCTTCGGGGGCTAAGCGTGGCTCACAGGCAAAAGTAGACTCGGCACTTAAGCAAGTACAAGGTGAAATAGTTAGTGTAGATAAAGTTATTGCAGACGCTTTGGCCGCTGCTGAAGACCCTGCCGTACAAGAACAAGTCAACAAACTTAATGAGCAGTTAGCTGTAAACAAAGGCGTAGCCGCCCGTCAATCTGAGGTTGCTAATTTACCTTTAAAAGAGCGGGTCGCTGCACTTAAAAAAATTGAGGATGAAGTTCGGGCTGGGCTTAAAACTGAAACTGTTCCTGTTGAAGTGCCTACGGGGTTTGCATATCGTGTTACTGACACTCCAGCGTATGAAGGTACGGAACCACTTTCTGCCGATGATGCTGTTGTTGAATTAGAATTTTTATTGGAACAAGCTAAACGTAATCGTCTGACGCCAGAAAATTTTTCGCAGTCAGAAATAGGTAAACGCTTAGATACAGGTCAAATTACGGCAATTAATAAATCTCTTAGGGCCGACCCAGTACAGACAGTTCAAAGTTTAATTAATAGCTTACAAACGCCTGAAACAGCCGCACCTGCGCAACCTCCTGCTGCCGCCCCTATTGGACTACCCGAGGGGATGAATGACGCACAGTTTTTAGACGCGGCTACCAAACTGCAGGCTGGAAAAGTAGGTGCGGTTAAGTTTCAAACCTTAAAGGCACTTAGGGATTCGGGTCTAGCCCTATCAAATAACTCACTTTCCCCCGAGGGTGAGGCATTACTTGATCAATTAGCGACTACAGCAAAGCCTGCAGACCTACGCCCGTCTGGAGAAACTATTAAAGCTAAGCCGGGTGCAAATGTTCGGCGGCTTTCAAAACTTCTTGGCCCCAAGCTATATGGCGAACCAAAAGAAATGCCAAAAGTGTCGGTCAAAGAAATGGTTCAAAACTCATTTGATGCCATTAAACCGATGCAAGAGCGGGGAGAATTAGTACAAGGCACTATTTCTGTAAGTGTTGATTCCGGCGCGCGGATTATTTCTGTACTGGATAACGGTACAGGTATGTCTCCTGAAACCCTTTCAACAACGTTTCTTACAATTGCTGGTACTAAAAAAGAAGGTACACGAGATTCCGGTGGTCTTGGTATTGCCAAGATGCAGTTTCTATTTAACAACGAACGCATCAAAGTAGTTACTTACAGAGATGGTAAATTAAGTGTATTAGAAAGCACGGGGGTAGAACTTGAAGAGGCTATGGATAACCCTAACCTTGCCCCAAATGTGCAGGTTTATTCCGGTGCCGACATTCCTACTCAATACCTGGAAATGTTTCCAGATGGACATGGTACGTTTGCAGAAGTTGTCGTGCCGGAGTCTTATAAAGATTCTAGCACTGGTGAAGACATAGCAATTGATATACCCAACTATGTGTCTAGCTATGCTGTTTTAGAAAAGAGTCCTCTGTTTTCAGATATTTCTGTAACCTTTAACGGCAACTCTGTCGATATTGGAAACAAGTTTCCATACGATAAATACACACAATTTGCTGATGTAAAGTTTGACTGGGGCACTGCTAGAATTTATGTACAAAAAATTCCGCAGCGATTTATGTACGGAGATAATCTTCGTATATTGTCTAACGGACTTTGGCAGTTTGACGGAAGAGTTTCTATAGGCGCAGGATTTAATGCTAAGCCAGTGCCTCGATATTTTTATCTTGACGTATCCCCCAACAAAAATGTAAAGCCAGAAGATCCTAACTATCCGTTTGATTTAAATCGGCAACGATTTTCTCCGACTACGGAAAAAGGATTTCAACAGCTAATTAACTATCTTAATTTAATTTACGGTGCTGTTGACTTAGGTAATGAAGCTAAGAACTTTGGATCTATACAATATTTGTATGACGACAAAGGCGTAATTAAAGCCACTGCGTCTGAAGAACTTGCTCCAAAAGGCGATGCTGGGGTTGTTAAAGTTGCGTCTGCTATTTCTGAAGGTGATGTAATTGAAGTAAAAGAAGGCAAACTAATTGTTAAAGGTCGGGTTATTCCTGAGTTATCTCAAGATGATCTTAAGAACTCACGCATTAATCTTGATGAATTTAAAATTAATCAATTGGATGTTGACGCTAATCGCGTCATGTTGCATGACAACGTTGAACTGCCAGATCAAAATAAGATTAAAGCACTAGACAAAGAGTTATCAGACGCCAAAGACGCTTGGTATAAAGACGACATTACCGACTCAGAGTGGGAAGCTAAAAAGGCTGAGATAAGTCAAAAATTAGCCAATGTAAGTGGCACATCTTTGGTGCAAATGGCCCGAGATAAGTTTGGTCAGCGTTTTGATAAGTTTATATACGAAATTGGTGTCGAGTTTCAAATACTTAGGTCTTATGTTGCCGACATCATGGACTATAAAGATCTTCGCAACGAGGCTATCGGCATAAGTTTTGATACAGAGTATCGGGGTGTAAGCATCCGATTGCCTTTTAACGGTTCGTATATAAATCCGGCTGTAACCGAAGCAGAAAAAATGGGTGATGCCGCTGCTGGATTAGTGGGGACGATGATCCATGAACTTGCTCATCATAAAGTGCGTAGCCACAACGCCGATTTCTCTGCTGAGATGCAGCGAATTATGTATAGAATGGAAGGTCAAGAACTTGAATTTGGCGACACTACAATAAGTGATATTAAACGTCGAGTATTTAAAATTTTACGTGGTAATAAAAATATTTTTGAATTTATTCGAAAGGTAAATACAGATGCAAACGCTAAGCCTCGTGGAAAGCGCTTCCAAGACTCTGGCTCCTTCGAAAGGAGAGATGAACGCCGTGCTGACCTCGTGGAGGGACTTGGGGGAGAAGCAAGGGGCGAACCCGGAATACCTGGAGGAATTGAATCTAGCCCTGGCAACCTTGAAGAAGAGCGCGAGCGTGCCAGATTTTCTGGGCAAGTTGCGCCGGGAAGCCTCGAAGACCAAATAATTAACAAGTCGTTAAAAGCGGGGTCAATTTCTCAGCCTGTAGCACAGGCAATTGCCAGGGGAGATCTTAGCGGCGCATTGCGCCTGCTTTCTTCTAGGCTTACTAATCCGCTATACAAAGAGCTTGCTGAAGTGCTTGCTAATCTTAACCTACCGACTACGATTATATTTAACGGTGGGCGAGATCTGACACGGCGTCAGATTGATCTAAAGTCGGCTAAGCAGCAAACGCGTCTGTTTTCTTACATAGAGTTAACCTATCCCGATGTGTACGACAAATACTTTAAAAACTATGATCGGGAAGAAAACCTTGAAAAAGTCTACGACGGCATCAAGCATATCCGAGCGGGTCGGTACAACCTGCAGCCAGTTATCGCTGAATTTACAGACGTAAATAAGGCTTTTGAAGATAACATCCGTGGGTTAGAAATTGCTGGCGCTTATTACCCAGCGTTTGACGCTATTACTATAGATTTTGATAACGCTACAAACGATACGTTTTTACACGAAGTTTTACATGCGGCTACAGAAGCCATCCTTAATGCGCCCCTTGAAACCTTAACAGAAGGTCAGCGTGCAGCAAGGAAAGAACTGCAAAAGATGTATGAATATGCAGTTGCTAGCATTCCGCTAGATTTGTATGGCCTTACAGACATCCATGAATTTGTATCAGAGGTCTATACAAATAAATCTTTTCGAGACCGGCTTGAAAAGATTGAATATAAACCGGCCAAAGTGCCTCTTCTCACCCGACTTGTCCGTGCAATTTATCAGATGGTTGGGATTGATAACCTTGCTGGTAATGCCATGGCTACGGCTACGCAGCTATTTTCGGCTGTACGGACGCGCACGGCAATCAGCGCAGGTGCACGGTTTGCGCCAAAAGGTAAACGCGTTCGGGGGCCAATTTCAACAACATGGCGCACTGCAGAACAAACTGGCGTAAAACTTACCAAAGAAGTTGAAGACGCAATTAAAGGCCATACGCGGTGGAGCGACATGCTGCCCATGATTACGGGAGCAATGTGGGATGCCGGTAATACTGTGTTCCGTAAAGCCATTCTTGGTGTAGCTAACCTGCGTCAGATTGATGATTTAACTAAAACTAAGTTTCCGCAAATTAGTGGCGCCATTCGGATTATTGAGCAGATGATTGCTGACCGAAACCGCACTATGACCAAGGCTAAGGACATTCTGACTGTCTGGACAAGAGCACAAGCCCGCAATCCTGGGCAGTCTCGGCTTATGGGTCGAATTATGTTGGAGTCCACTATCCGAGGAATTGATCCGGATACAGCACAAGCAGGCTCTTTAAACCCAGCGATGCAGGCAGCTTGGAACGGATTAAAGCCTGAGTTTAGAGATATATATCGTCGTGTACGCGACTTCTATGCCGATTCTATTAATACAATGATTTTGGAAATGAAGAAGCGGGCGTTGCAATTGCCTAAAGCTGAGCGGCAAAAAGTTATAAAAGAGATAAATGCTAAGTTTGGTCCGGACAAGTTAGTTAAACCTTACTTTCCTTTGCGGCGGTTTGGGCAGTATTGGTTCCAAGTTGGCAGCGGAAACTTTAAAGAGTTTTACGAGTTTGAAACTGCGATAGGTAGAGAGTTAGCATTCCGCAAGCGTCAGAAAGAATTATCAAGAGGCAACGCTAAACAAAAAAGCCTTGCCGATACCATACGTAAAGGCAACGGAATCTCAGAGTTGTACAACCAAAATGCTAGCTCAACACAAGTACTAAAAGATGCACAGGAGTTGGTAGACAACGTTACGGCTAACAATGTAGCTGACATTAAGAAAGAACTTAAAGAAAGTTTAGATCAGTTAATTTATATCTTGCTACCACAACAGAGTGTTCGGAAGATGTTTATTAACCGGCAGTCTATCCAAGGTGCTAGCGAAGATATGATTCGGGTATTTGCTACTACAGCAGTCCATACCGCATATCAGCAGTCTCGATTTAAGTTTGCTGAAAAGTTTGTCAACAACTTGATGAACGCTAAAGATTACATCAAAGATCTACCCAACTCTGATGTTTACGACGACTATATTAAAGAAGTAGAAAAACGTACTCCAACTATTCTTAGTAATGAAGATACCAGTATGTCTGCGGTGGTAGCAGGCAAACTATCAGATGCTACGTTCTATTTCATGCTGTCTGCGCCGTTCTCGGCCATGCTAAACATACTTGGTATGGCTGCGATTACGATGCCTTATATCGGTGGCCGGTATGGGTATGCCAAGTCAAACGCTGTAATGCTTAAAAATCTTGGTCGGTACACAGCCACAATGCCAAAACGCACGATCAGTCCGGCGCTTAAAGGGCAGATTATGCAGATGGAGTTTCCGTCGATTGTAGAAGGCGGCAACTTAGACCCATTGATGCAACGAGCGGCAGACCGGTTTATTGAAGATAACGACATCAATATTTCGCAGACCAATGACATTATGGACATTGGTGGTCGGCCATCAGAGCTTTATACGGGGCGGTACAACACAGTCAAACGAGCTATTGCTGCATTGTTTCATCAGTCTGAGAGGCTAAACCGTGAAGTAACACTGTTATCTGTGTTTGAGTTAGCTTACGATAAGTTTTTAAACGAGCCTAAGAAAGACCTGCGTGGCGTTATCCAGCGCGACAATGCAGGCAACCCAATATCCAATACGCCAGACGAAGCCTTTGAGTTAGCAATTACGGAAGCCAAAGATATTGCTGGCCTGTCTCTGGGTGACTTTACCCGACAGATGAAGCCTCGGTATTTCACGCCTCCGCTGCTTTCGGTGTTAACTAAGTTTAAGCAGTACTCTGTGTTAGCTACTTACGTTGTAGCTCGCAACTTTTACTTTACTTTTGCTGCCCCCTTCCGCAAAGCCGAAATAGAAGAGTTCCGGCAGCAAATGATTAAAGACAAGATTCCGCAAAACATTATAGACCAGCGAATTGCCGAAGCCGATGCTCAGCGCCGAGAGACTTATAAAGAAGGGCGTCGTAGACTAGCAGGCATTTTGGGTATGACGTTCTTGCTTGGCGGTGCAGAGGCTTTGCCGTTCTTTACTTTAGGTATCGGTACACTGGTTAAGATGCTAGGCAACGATGACGACGATGAGTTTTTTGACTGGGATAACTGGTTTAAAAATTACATGGAAGTTGAACTTGGTGGCTATGTAGCTGACTTATACAAAAAGATGGGTATGGAAGAAAAGACCGCTAAAAAAGCTGGTCGTGCGACTATGGAAGCTGCAGTGCGTGGCCCCGCTTCAGTGATAACTGGCGGCTCATTGACCGAGCGTGTAAGTCTTGACCCCGTAAATCTTTGGCTGCGCGACCCCCGTTTCTCTACAGACACTAGGGAAAGCGTAGTAGAAGGAGCTATTGCTAATGCTGGCCCTGTAGTCGGCCTTATGGTTAACTGGGCAGAAGCAGTTGAGTTGATGGAGCAGGGTCAGTATCAGCGCGCCTTTGAAAAAGCCGCACCGGCTATTGTGGCTAAGCCAGTCTCTGCTTATCGGTTGGCTGATGAGGGCGCTAAGACTAAGTCTGGTATTAAGCTGGTTGATAACTTCTCGGCTTGGGAAATCGCCATGCAGTCGATAGGGCTACAGCCAGAACGCCTCGCTCAGAAGCAGAAAGCTGCCATCGAAGCCAAGACCTACGAACAAAAAGTCTTAGACCGCAGGGAAACCCTGATGAATCGGCTTTGGTTGGAACGCGGGAATGTTGACGGATATGAGTACACGATTGAGAAGGTTCAAAAATTCAATCAAAAATATCCCGAATACCGGATCGAACCTAAAACCGTCGTCGACTCATTTAAGCGTAGGGCTAAGAGCCAAACCGAAGCAGAAGTGTTCGGTGCTCAGATACAAAAGAAGCTGCGCCCCAGGGTTTCCCCTATGCTGGAGTACGGCAGGGACGAGGACTGAAAAAGACCCCCGCACTAGGCGGGGGCAAGGTTGAAGGAATTCAACCACCAAGAGGAGTGCCATGGGCACCGACAGCGAGGAGATGCTGTCAGGGCGGAGTTTACTACCCTAATCTCCACACGCGCAAGCCCCGAAACCCGTTTTCAATCACTAACTTTACTTTGACCTCAAAACCCAATCGGTCCATGGTGGTATTTACAACAGCCTTAGCCTCCTCGGCATCAAGGCACGGGACAAAAAAAGATCGACCTTTCTTGAATTTAATCCAGTCGATCTCATAATTTATCCCGTTAATCCGCATCTTTCACTGTTTCTTCTGCGGGTGCCTCAGCGTCTTGAGGTGTATCAGGGTCGTCTAACCCGTGCTGCCCTGCAGCTATAAATACATCCGGGTCAAGGAAGTCACCCCTAGAGCAGTCAAAGACATAAGCATCTACCGGAGGGACAGCACTTAATTTGGTGCCTTTGGACATACGCTTTTTAATCATGCCGCCGTAGACGCCCTCGGCGGTCAGGGAAGTCAAGACATCTTTCAGCGTAATCCGATGCTCAGAGCAGTATCTCCGTAGTGCCGTAGCCGTAATAAACAGCTTCATGGTATCCGGCTCCATACGAATCGTCAGTTCTCCACGCGGCTCTAGAATCGGCAACATTTCTACCCCGGTACGCTTATCGACCTCACCATTGATGACCAGCGTATTGTTGCGATGGATATTCCAAAACTCACCGATGATGCTGGCTTGGCTAGTAAGCGGCGGCTTAATCTCTTCCTTCATGTCACCAAAGAGGGTCAGCATCCATTTAAAAACACGGCCGACGTCAATGTCGAAAAGCCCGAGGCGTCTGGCAAATAAAGCCCCAGCGATGTTGCAGGCTGCAACCCCAGACCAGAACCGCTCACGATTAGTGAAGCCAACCTTTTTGTCGATAATCTTTTGTATGTCCCTGACTTCTTGCAGGCGTTCTTCTAAGTTAGCTACCAAATCTCTCAGATATATCCGCCCTGCGTGCCCATAGTTGGAATACAACCTGGGGTAAATCTCGTCAGCTTCTTCTTTGCTTAGCAGCTTGACGGGGGGAATCTCGTACTCAATAACTCGCATCAACTCGCCATCGGCAGAGGAGACTAAAGCCTTAAGTTTGTCCACAACCGATGCGTTCGATGAACACAGCAAGATAGTTTCCCACCGGGCAAAGTTTTTGCGCTCCTCGTTTGTGCTGGCTTTCATCCTTGCACGGCCTCGGCCTTGAGAAACAGCGTATGCCCAGTCAGAAAAATCGTCTGAAGTCATCTTGGTAATCTCGTCACAACCAAGCCCAAGGTTGTTCATTACGCCAAGCCGATGCAGCCTGACGTTCATGGTATCCCGTGCAATCAGCATAAGTTCTTCAGGATGACCATATACGCTGTGCATGGCTTTTAGCGTCGTTGTTTTGCCGGTGCCGGACTCGTTGTTAATCAGGTTGATAATGGCACCCTTGAGGTTCAGCAGCTTCATAAGCGGTGCGCCAAAAGCGGTAAAAAAGCCAAATGCCATCGGCTCAAAGCCTGGGTTGTTATACACATTGATAACCGATTGCCATTCTTCTAACGTGCCTTGTGGCTCAAACCACGGTACTAGTTCTTTTGTGTAGCTAGATGGTGGGCTGTACTTGTCTGCATCTGCACAGATTTCGTTATCACCAACAACAAAGGAACGAAATTTATCGGTCCAACCAAATTGCGTTCTCATAATTTCTGCCTCGTGTTTAAATTGCAACTCTTTTGTAAAGCGAACGATATAAAGCATGATGGCGTCCATCTGTTTCGTCATAGCGACAATGCCGTGATAGGAGAGTTTGTCCCGTAGTTTTTCTTTTGCTAGCAGGTCCATAGCCGCAAGAGCAAACTCTTTTACGCCATCTCTCGGTGTATGCAGCCGCATCCAAACAACTTCGCCATACTCAGGGTCGCGCATGCGCTTAACGACATATAAGTCATGCTCGTAGATTAGGTCTGGCTGCTCCCCCTCATCGGCTGGGCGGCAATACACCCCACCTTTTTTGCCACGGAAGTACGGAAACGGAAACTCAGGTATGTTGTAAGTAACCGGCATAAACGCTGCCGGTGGAGTAACCTGAATGACGTTATCTTCCGGTGCGGCTTCGGCTATCTCTGCACCAAGAACAATCGGCGACTTAATCTGCCCCCAGTGTTGACATTGATCGCAGACATTAGGATTATTTTTATTAAACACCTCACAGGTGTATGGGCCTTTGATCAGCCGAACCTTGTTCTCGGTTTCCTGAGCAGAGTAACTGGGGTGATCTTTGGATATATCGTGGATTGCTGTATCGCTATCAATACAATAAGCCGCAATCGACAGTGCCCCACGCCAGAGTGGTTCTTCTAAAGAGTCTTGATTATCTACTGCATGTTTAATCTGAGCACAGCCTTCACCGTTCTGAGTCTTTAACCAAATGGTTTGAAACCGAGACTGCCGGTTACCCATCAGCGACTTGGTCAACTCATTTAAATTGCTAGTCGCATAGTCAGGCGCTTCTCCGTCGGTATCTGATACACCCAACAAAGTTTTAAAAGACTCAAAATCTACAGGCTTAGACAGGTGCTGCAGTTGGACTTGGGCAGGGGGATCAGACTTATAGTTAAGTGTCTCCGGCACTCGCAGAATAGATGCCGCATCCGATGTCCTTGCAGGGTCTGCTTCCAGCCCATGCTCAACGCACAGCTTCTTTAGTTTTTCTGCAACCCGTTTCCAGTCAAGCCGAGAGACCGCTGAGATTAGCGGCCAGTAGACATGTAGCCCCCGCCCCGAATTTACGATGGTCGGCTTTGGTAGTCCGAGTGCTTTGCAAAATGTCAGCAGCGCCATGGCCCCTTCGGCTTGATCGGCATACGGCTTACCTTCACCGCAGTCGATGTCTAACCAAAAAGACTTAATGTTTTTGACGTTGTCTGTTGTCCGAGTTGAGTGCCCCTCATATTTGGAGCAAGCAAAGTAAACGTCATACTGCTTGTCTAATAAATTCTGTATCTCCTTTTCTGCTTCTACCAGCGTCTGCACAAAGATTTGCTTTGGCAGTCCTTTTTTCTTTAGCCCTACGACGCAATACCACCCCTCGGTGGATAGCACCGCTGATAGCAGATCTGTTGTTGCCATGCTTAATCCAAGTGGATTTTGTTTTTGAGTGTCGCAACCACTTCCTCAATCTTTTCTGTGTGCCTCTTGCGTGGCATTTCTTGACCCTTAAACCATTTGTATATGGTCATACGGCTTACGTCAAAAAACTGCGCTACATCAGCAACGGGAATATCTTGAGCAATACACAACCTCCCCAGCAAAACGCCGGGGTGGGTTGTGGGAGCGTGCTTATTTACTTCAACCAGTTTGAACGAATAACCGCGAGTCTCCGACATGATTACTCATCATCGGTGGACCACTGGTTAAGTACGTCAGCAAACTCTTTCTTAGCTGCTGGTTCAACATTTTTCTTCGCAGTTTTTTTGACCGGCTCGGCGATTTCGGTCTTGGCTGCGGGGGCAGCAATAGCTTTAGGCTTAGCACCGTCAGTTTGTGCGGGGGTTTGGATAACTGCAGATTTAGCAGCGGGGGTATTGCCTTTCTCTTTAGCAACTTCCCACTCCTCACGATGGAGGAACCGAACAGGCTTAAAGACCAGTTTGGGCGTGGCACTGTCGGAGTCAAACCGCATTTCGGTAACCAGTGTGTTGATGTTTTTACCCTGCGAACCTACATACTTGGCATACTGCTGGAACGGCATCTTGTCTAAATCGCCACGGCCAAAGACTGAAGTCGGCGCAAGAGACAATTGGAACACATCACCGCCAATATCGGTTTCCAAAACTACCGCGAGACGCTGCTGATACCGGCAAGCCTTAGACTCACCTTGACCGGAACCCTTGATGTTCTGCGAGCAACCGTCACAGGTAGAGTTTTGCGGAGACTCAAGGCTGGCGTCAGGTGTAATGCCATCGTTAGACCAGCAGTCAGGTGCAGAAGTCTCACCAGCAACATAGGCACTAGCGTAAAACTGACGGGATACATTTGGATTGCCGTTAACAATGATCACGTTCATCGAACGATTTTCGTTCTTGGCAATCTCTTCGCCATTGACCATCATGCGGAATACACCGCCACGCACCGAGATACGTTTTAGTGAAGTGTTACCTGCCAGTGATTTGGTCAGGTCGTCGAGTTCGACTTCTTTAAGATAGTCGGGTAAGTCTTGGTTAAACAAAGCAACATTGCTCATTACTTTCTCCTAATGGTGATTTCGTACTCTTGATCCACATTCAACCCCGGTGGATGCACTTCGGGGTGATCCTCTAAAAACTCGCGCATGTTAGTCTGATGTATGCGCTTTTCCAGCAACTCCATAGCACCTTGTTCACGCATGAAGCCGTAGAAACTTTCCCAGTCGTTAGTCCAGTACCGATTTTTAATCGTGCGGTAGGCAGTGCCGTTTTCTGTTTTAAAACTTGTAACACCAGTCTCTTTGCTGATGTCTAGAAGTTTTTGTTTTAGCGTGCGCATCTGTTCGTCAAGGTCGGCAATTTTATCATCGTACTCGCGTGTAAGTTCTTCTTTCGCGTTACGAATCTTAATGTAAACGGCGACGATTTTATCTATGGATGAATCCATATGGTTTCCTCTTGGTTTTGTTTTTTCTTATTGTAAATGAAAACTGTACTGTGTCAAGTGTTCACCCCGTTTTTGTACAAATCAATAATCTTTGTGTGGAAATCTAGTTTGCTTTGCAACATGTTGTATAACTTTGTTTCTACAGGACTGCCTTCAATGTGTACCACAGTTACAGGATTCTTCTGTCCCTGCCGATGCACACGAGAATTTGCTTGTAAGTATGTCTCAATGGATGTTACCGGGGCATACCAGATAACAACATTTGCAGCCGTTAATGTTACTCCGTGCGCTGCAGCTTGTGGTTGGATAAGCAAGACTCGCGGCTCAGGGTTTTCCTGAAAGCGTTTAAAGATGTCCGTACGTTTGTTAACACTTACATCACCGTTAATGATCTCCGATGCAACTCCATGCTTTGTCAAATAATCTTTTAAAAGATGTATGGTGTGAGTAAAAGGCACGAAGATGAGAACCTTGTGCGACGCCTCCTCAATAACTTCTTCAATTACCTTGAGACGATTTGAAACATCAAACTCAATTACATTGCCGTTGTCGGTATAGACTGCTCCACCTGAAATCTGTAGTAATTTAGTCAGGCTTGAGGCGGCGTTTACCGCAGAAACTTCTTCACCGGCGGCTGCTATAAGCATGTCTTTCTTAAGCTGCTTGTAGTACTTATCTTGTTGTGATGTCATAGGTACGTATCGAGACGCATACATCATGTCTGGTAGGTCTAGGCATTCTTCCTTGGTAAACCGGATAGCAGGCTGCAACGTGTTATGAACAACTTCATCTGCTTTCGGCTTTGGGACCCACTTAAACCTAGTCAGCTGATACATCACCGTGTCTCTGAACCCACCGAATGTCATGGGCAGTCGCTCGGGACAGCATAACTTAGCCAACCCATAAGCATCAAGCGGAGACTGTGAAGCCGGAGTGCCCGTCATCATCCATAGCCATGTGGTCGGCTGAATAAGATTTTTCATTACTTTAAATCGCTGAGTGCGGGAACTTTTGTATGCGTTAGCCTCATCAATAATAATTAGGTCAAAACCACCGTCGGCTATAACATCTTTTACAATCTCTACACCATCATAGTTAATGATGACATATTCGGAGCCGTTGTTAATAATTTCAGCACGCTTGCGTTTATCGCCGTAGGCCACAGCCACATGTCGATGCAAGGCAAATTTAAATAAGTCTGCCTGCCATGCCGATTGCATGATGGACAGGGGGCAGATAATTAGCACGCGGTTGATAACGCCCTGCGTCAATAGGTAGTCAGATGCCCATATTGCCGAAGCAGTTTTGCCTGTCCCCTGCTCATTGAAACAAAACGCTCGTGGGTGCAGCGTCAAAAAAGATGATGTTTCTCGCTGATGGTCCATGGGTTTATACAACCCAGGCCAAGCGTAGTCTCGTTGAATTGGAGAAGGCACGCGCTTGATGCGCAGTCGGCGTAGGATCTGCGCCTCTTCTAGACCCCAGTTTACTGCTACCTCACTGACTCCTCCTTCTTTCTGTACAACCTTACTTTTTTTAATTGTTTCTGTTATGCGACTAGGAAACTTAGTCTTAACCAACAATATTTGATCATTTATTATTTGCACGTTTTCTTTCCCGTGGACTTGTTTCCGAAATTAACTTTTGTTTAGAGTCCCGATCAAAAGAACGATTGGCACTGGAAGATACTATCGATAGACCGTCTTTATGAGATCCACCTTTTGATAGAGCTTTTTTATGATGTACATCTTTACCATCACCTTTTTTGGCTAACCCTTTCTCCAGCATCATCCGTCTTGCGCGGTTTCGCTCGGCCCGTTTCTTCTTAACTGCCTCGGTCCCGTCATAGTTCTTGTACTCTTGTTTGTAGTTGCGATCTGACTTGTCTTTGTAAGGCATGGCTACCCCCTAGTGTCGATTGCTTAATTGTGGTTTGTCCCTGATACCTAAGTCAAGAGCCAACCTGTCGTTCTCGTCCCGTAGTTTATAGATACAGTCGTTAAGGTACGCAATACGCTCACTGAGTC